CGCCAGAGTGGGCTAAGTGGGAACAAAAGACAGGCAATACAATCTCGCAAGCGCAGGAGAAGATTGGAATCTCTGATCTTCTCTTCCTTGCGTGGAATGCGATGAAGCGTGAAGCTGGTGGCAAGCCAATCAAGGGCTATGAAGTCTGGTGTGAAACAGTGGCCGACGTGACAGTCGGTGACGTTCTCCCAAAAGTTACGCCGCCGGAAGCGTAAATCGAATCCTTGTGGAGTTAGCAATAGCCACAGGCATTCCGATGAGCGAATGGACGACGGCGGAGCAGATCTATACGGCCTTCGAGATATTGGAGAAAAAGAATGAGCGACAAGGTTGAGATTGCCTATGACAAGGCTGACCTTCGTCGCATCACTTCGGCATTCAAGGCGATGGACGCATCAGCTACTGATGCAGCTAAAAGAGAATCGTCAGCTCTTGCAGAGTTTGCTCAAGGCAAGATTCAGCAAAAGGCGACCAGTCGAGGCGAGGCCGCCAATCGAATTGCCAGTGGCTCCCGTGTGTCTAAATCTTCCAAGATTGGCGAGCTTTCTTTCGGCTTCGTAAGTCAGAAGTTCTCAGGCGGAGCAACGACCAAGGATCTCTGGGGCGGTACAGAGTTTGGATCTATTAAGTTTAAGCAATTCCCAAAATGGTCAAACTCTAAAGGCTACTTTATTTATCCGACACTCCGCGAAATACAGCCAGACCTTATTGCGAAGTGGGAAAATGCTTTCGACCGAATCTTGAAGGAGTGGTAAATGGCCGGACAATCGCGCACACTCAAGCTCTCGATTCTTGCTGATGTAGATCAGCTCAAGAAATCACTGGCGCAAGCTAACGGAGACGTGGATAACTCGTCGTCAAAGATGGGCGAGTTTAGCAAGAAAGCAGGTCTGGCATTCGCAGCCGCCGGAGCTGCTGCTGGAGCCTATGCCATCAAGCTTGCAGTCGATGGAGTTAAAGCAGCGATTGAAGATGAAGCCGCTCAGATTCGCCTTGCCACTGCGTTAAAGAATGCCACTGGTGCAACAAATGAAATGATTGCATCGGTAGAGAAACAGATCCTAAAGACATCTTTAGCCACCGGCGTCGCAGACGATAAATTGCGTCCAGCCTTATCTCGCTTGGCTCTTTCGACTGGTGATGTTACAAAGGCTCAGGATCTTCTTACTCTTGCGTTAGATATTTCTCAATCGACTGGCAAGGGGCTCGATGCCGTCGCAAATAGTCTCGGTCGCGCATACGATGGAAATACTGCATCTCTTGGCAAGTTAGGCATCGGACTATCGGCCGCAGAGCTGAAAGCGATGTCATTCACAGAAGTCCAAACAAAGCTTTCAGATCTCTTTGGCGGGGCAGCAGCAGCTAACGCAGACACCTTCGCCGGACGCTTGCAGATTCTTAAAGTCACCTTTGATGAAGCCAAAGAATCAGTTGGTGCAAAACTTCTGCCAATTATTCAGCAGCTTGTTGAGTTCGTAGTCAATCAAGTCGTGCCGGCACTTGGAAAATTTGCTGACTTCTTTAAGCCAATTACAGACGCCATCAATAACAACAAAGAAGCGTTCACAGAGTTCATCGGATTTATTCAGAAGTATGTCGTGCCTGTTCTGGTCACAGTCTTAGGCGGAGCGTTCAAGGTAGTCGGCGAGATTGCTGGCGGAGTTATCAATGTCATAGGTGCGGTCATCAAAGGCTTGAACGGATTGATTGCCGGAGCCGTTGCTGGAATCAATGCTCTGATTCGTGTCTATAACTCAATTCCATTCTTGCCTAACGTCTCACAGATTTCAGCTCCACAAGTCAGCGTTCCAACAGTGACGATTCCAAAGACGACTACTGCAACACCTAGCATTCCTACAATCTCGGTTCCAAGCGTGTCCGCCTCAACTGGAACAGGATCTACTACTACTTCCGGCGGTGGCCTCTCATCAGCCGCATCAGGTGCGGTTCGCGTAGGCGGAGGCTTCACCGATTCACAGAATGCAGCTCGCTTAGCTGCTATGGGCGCAGGAGGATTTACGGATTCTCAGAACGCTGCGCGCATCAATGTGACAGTCAATGGCGCAATCGATGCCGAAGGCACGGCTCGCACAATCGTGAACGTGCTTAATGATTCCTTCTATCGTGGCACTGGCGGAGCCGGCGCACTTCAGGCCGTCTAATGACACAGTGGGCTCCGGAGTGGAAAGTCTTAATTGCAGGCATTGAATACACTGACGTTGTTCTAGCCAATCTTTCCATTACATCAGGACGCACTAATATCTACACACAGGCGCAAGCCGGCTATTGCACTCTCAATCTTATCAATCTCAATCTTGGCGCTATCACGGCCGAAATCAATGACGCAGTTTCAATCCAAGTCAAAGACACGGCCGGAGCTTACGTGCCAATCTTCGGCGGATCTATTGTGGACGTTGCTGTGACAGTGTCGCAGACCGGCTCAGTATCAATTACTCAGGAAGTCACCATCACGGCTCTAGGAGCCCTCTCAAGGCTCCAGAAGGCCTTAACTCTGGGCGTCTTGTCTAAGGATTTCGACGGCGACCAGATCTATACAATCCTCGAGGATTTACTGGTCAATAACTGGTCAGAGGTTCCAGCAGCTCTTACGTGGGCAAATTACACACCAGCGACTACAACTTGGGCTAATGCGGAAAATACTGGGCTAGGAGAGATAGATCGTCCAGGCAATTATGAGCTGGCCCATCGCGGATCTAGTCAGACCATCACTTGGAATCTGGTGGCCGACCTTGCGACTTCCGGACTTGGTTATTTATACGAGGACGCTTCTGGACTTATCTCCTATGCAGATTCGACGCATCGTTCGACTTACTTAGCCACTAACGGCTACACGGATCTAGATGCCAATCAAGCTCTAGGCCGTGGAATTAAGATTCAGACTAAGGCCGGAGACATTCGCAACGATGTCTCCATAGTCTGGAAGTCTGGCACTAAAACGGCGACCGATGCAGCTTCAATCGCACTCTATGGGAAACTAGCGCAACAGATTACGACTTCGCTAGAGCACGCGACCGATGCCGAAGATCAAGCCGATTTCTATCTGACACTAAGAGCTCAGCCACAGGCATTCCTAGAATCCATCACATTCGCATTGACCAATCCGGAAGTCGATGATGCAGATCGTGACGCTCTTATCAATGTGTTTATGGGTCAGCCGATTTCGCTCTCAAACTTGCCGGTCAATATGCAGTCAGGAAACTTCTTGGGCTTCGTCGAGGGCTGGCGATTCCAAGCTTCTTTCAACGAGCTCTCAGTGACCCTTCTTGTCTCGCCACTGCCATTCTCACTTCAGGCTATGGAATGGCAAGATGTAAGTGTCGCCGAAACTTTCAACACACTCAGTCCTACACTTGACTATGCAGACGCATTAGTCGTGAACTAAGGAAAGGAAACTCCCATCGCAAATCCAACTACCTACTTCGGCTGGGTCATGCCGACGAGCGCTTCGCTCGTAACGAATCTCCCAGCAGATTTCAATACATTCGGCCAAGGCGTCGATACGTCGCTGCAAGATCTACTCGGTGGCACAACTGGTCAAGTCTTATCTAAGACAAGCGGAACGAATATGGACTTTACGTGGGTCACTCCTACGGATCAGACACCACTAACAACTAAGGGCGATTTATTTACTTTTAGTACAGTCGATGCTCGACTAGGTGTTGGCACAAATGGACAAGTTTTACAGGCTGATTCAACAACTGCAACGGGCTTGAAATGGGCTACTGCTGGCGGTGGCGGCAAAGTCTTGCAAGTTGTTACTGCGACAACAACGACCACGGTTACATCAACTTCATCAAGTTACGCAGACACAGGTTTAAGTGCGTCAATTACACCAACACTTAGCACATCTAAAGTCTTAGTTATGGTTTCACAACACTTAGAAGCCGTTGGAACAAGCGGTGACGCGATTATCGGTTATAGTCTTTTAAGAGATGCAACAACTATCTTTGCAAACACTTACGGCATTCTTTACAATATGGGCGGAAGCACAAATAAAGGTTCTGGCCGTGAGCCAATTATCTATCTGGATTCACCGGCAACAACTTCATCAACAACTTACAAAACACAATTTAAACGAACAGGCGCAAGCGGAACACAATCTGCCCAAGTCGAGGGAAACATGAGCATGATTACTCTGATGGAAATAGGTGCATAATGACAAACGGATCACAAGTCTTGGAAATGCTGCTACCTAATGGCGGTTGGACAATTATTGACAACGCTTTCGATTCCATAATTTATGATGATGGAATAAAGCCAGTAACCAAAGCTGCATTCGATGCTGGATTCGCACAATATGACGCTTGGAAATCTCAACAAGATGCAAAAGTAGAGTCAGACAAATTAGCCGCGCAAGCCAAACTAGCTGCACTTGGTTTAACTGCTGATGATTTGAAGGCACTTGGGCTCTGATGTATCCAGACGGTACTGCTGCACGGATTATCGAAGTCGCACTAGCTGAAGTCGGCACAGTCGAGACTGGCGATAATCTGACGAAGTATGGCAAGTTTACAAAGGCCGACGGACTGCCCTGGTGCGGATCATTCTGCAACTGGGTCTTTGACACTGCCGGCGTCAAGATTCCATCAATGGTTTCAACGGCTGCTGGAGCTCATAAAATGAAAGAGCTTGGGCGTTGGATTGAAGATAAGCCGCAGCTTGGCGATTTATGCTTTATGGACTTTCCACACGATGGCATTGATCGCATCAGCCACATCGGAATTGTGGTCAAGGTAGGCAAGACTAGTGTGCTCTGCATTGAGGGCAACACGTCCGGCACTGGAGATCAGCGCAACGGCGGAATGGTAATGGTTAAGCAACGCTACATCGGCAAAGAAATTGTCGGTTTCGCTAGGCCAAAACTTGTTGCCTATGCTGGAGAATATCCAGTGGTCGAGCCACTTCCACAGGCAAAGCCAAAGGAGAAGAAAAAATGAAGGAATTAAAATCAGCAGGAGCATCGTGGTTGAGAGCTTCACTCTCGGCCGTAGCAGCTCTGTATATGTCTGGCATTTCGGATCCGAAAGTCTTGGTCAATGCTTTTCTAGCCGGGCTATTAGCTCCGGCGGCCAAGTTTCTTAATCCAAAAGATGCAGCTTACGGATTCGGCAAGAAATAAGTGTGGCGGTGGATAGGGCTAGGCTCGTTACTGCTGGCCTTATCTTCCTGCAATTTAGGAGATCAAATTAGATATGAGTGCCAAGTCTATGAAAACTGGGAGAAAACAGAATGTCAGAAGCCAGCCTGTATCGTTACTGGAACATGCACTGAGGACATCATTGGATCATTCTATCCAGAGGCCGTCACGACGCCGTAGTCCAGAGGACGTTCACGCGCAGCTTATCCTCATTATTGGATCAACATTGGCGGCAGTATTTTTTATAGTCACATTAGGTATTACTTATGCACTTATTTTCGTTACGCAGCCAATCGGCGGACAAGCTCCTAACGATGCAGCCTTTATCGATTTACTCAAGACATTGGCGATCTTCTTAACTGGCTCACTTGGCGGCGTCCTAGCTGGTAATGGACTTAAAGCAAAACAAAAACAGAGCGAGGACACGCCGAAAAATACGCTCATTACTTGACCATGTCAGTCATCGATGTCACTCTGTATCTGGGAGCATTCGACAAGGCTCTCACGGGAGCAAAAAATGACATCAGGTGAAATCGGTTTATTTCTGTTTATGTGTCTGGCCTGTATTCTTTGGTCGATTGTGAGCTACACAATGGGCTACAAAGAAGGCCACAAAGAAGGCTATCAACGCGGTCGAGCCGTAGGCCGTCACGCATCAGCTCAGGCGGTGTCCAAGTGAGTTTTTTAGATAACTACGAAGATGTAGCTGCACGCATTCAGCGATTCTGGGCTACACACAAAGACGGCAAGATCCACACATCAATCATGGACATCAACCTGGAGAAGGGCTATGTCCTAGTCGAATGCCGTGTATATCGCCATTACGACGACCAAGAGCCAGCCGGTATCGATTACGCATTCGGCAACGTGAACACCTACAACGTCCAGATGAAGAAGTGGTTCGTTGAGGACACAGTCACATCAGCGATTGGCCGTTGCGTAGGTCTGGTACTTGGATCTGATAAGCGTCCAACAGTTCAGAATATGCAACAGGTTGAGCGAATCGATCCAAAGATTGTTCAAGATAGCGCGAAGGATTATGACTATTGGAACACAAAGCACGGAGACGTGCCATCGTTTAAGACACGCGAAGAGGCAGAAGAGGCAGGCATTCCAACTCTTGGAGTAGCTATCGACACCATCAAAGAGACACTAGGCGGCGTTCAGGTAGCTGCTGCTCCTCTGTGTTCTCATGGTCACATGATCTGGCGAGAAGGAACGGCTAAGACTGGAAAAGGCTGGGGCGGATACATGTGCTCCGAGAAGGTTAAGGCGAAGCAGTGTCCGCCAGCCTGGTACATGCTCGGATCTGATGGACAGTGGAGGCCTCAAGTATGACAAAGAATCGATTACTTAAAATACTTGTGATTATTGAATGCGTGTTAATTGTGGCCTTGATTGTGATGGCAACAAAATGACAAAAAAATGGCTATCACCTCCCAGTCACCAATACAGTTTTAGCGGATATGGCGGCGTGACAAACTGCTCAATATGTGATGATTTTACACAGGCAAACGAATATGATCGCAGAGATGGTTTAGTCGTATTCTTATGCAAAGCTTGTGAAGATCGGCTGCATTTATGAGCCGCGTGACTGAGATGATTGATGTCGATACGATGATTGGCCGGACTCTGATTGATGGCAAGATTGTTGCAGAGTTTAAGTGTGAGCAGTGCGATCACTGCCAGCGCATAGAGATTTTAGATCGTGCCGGTTATCAACGCGATGTTTCTGGTGAGCCGATACTTTGGTTCTGTGGCCAATGCAGAAAATGACTATAAGCGCGGCTGATGAATGGGCGATTCATAAGCGAGCCGTTGATGTGGTGTTCTCATACAGTGGCCAACTCGGAACGACGATCCGCTACAACTCCAAGCTAAACAATCACGAACAGGTAACGGAATACGCCGAATCTCTGGGAGCTGAAATGATTGTGGCCAGATACTTTGGCCTTGACTATGACATTAACCTATCGAATGGCAAGCGAGCAGCCGATGTAGGTCAAGGGCTAGAAGTACGCTGGACGTCTTATGTAGGTGGCAATCTGATTGTGTATCCGAACGATCGTGAGACTGACATCGCAGTGTTAGTAGTCGGCAAGTCGCCGGTCTATCACATCGCCGGCTGGCTTCCAGTAGCCTTTGCTAGACGCAAGCGCTTTAAGAATCCGCGTCAGGATTCCTGGTGGGTCGATCAGGCCAATCTA